ACCCTTGGATTGGAATCCACTTGGCTTGAAGTACTTTTCCCAACGTTCGCGGTCGTAAGGTTGTCCGTCAACGGATGCTTCGAACATTTCCTTCATGACCTGCAACTCAACTTCTCCTGGCTTCTTTGGCAAGAATGTAGACAAGTCAAACAGACCATGTGTTTCGATAGCAGTCGCTTCGTCTGCTGTCAATGCAGTTTCCTTACGGGACCAGCTGGATGTGCTGTAGTCAGCGTAACCACCTTTGGAGGTCTTCTTAACGGTGAAGTCAAGACCTGCAACGTAGTCAGTTGGCAAGTTTTCCAATTCTGGGTCCATCAACGCAGTCTTAACCAAGTTAAAGATTTGTGGGCTGATGATGAAACGACGGATTGGGTTGCCCTCTGGGCCCTTGTCGTCGGCGATTGGGTTTTCGTGCACGAAACCTTGGAACAAGTAAGACTTCTTCTTCCAGTACTTGCGACCAAGTTCTTCGAGGTTAGGGTCCTTGAACCATGGGCGAACTTCTGCCAAGATTGGGCATTGCGAACCATCGTTGTACATTTCGACGCAAGGTACTTGCACACGTACTTGCTTAGAGTCTGCCTCGCCTTTGATACCAGCGAATGTCAAATTGATCATTGCCTTCTCAACCCAGAAGTAAGAGTTTTTGGTGTTGCCGTCAGGCAGGAAACGAATGCGGGCTTGTGTGCCTTCGGCGATATTCCAGTGGGGGTAAATTACGTTGTCACCAGCAAATTTGCCTTTGCCGCCTTGACCGTTGTTGGATTGCGCTTGTAGTTTAGCGCGAATTTCTGCGAGAGTAAGTGCCATGATAAATATTTCCTTGTATGTTAAGTTTTAAGTTGGTCTTAGTTTTGCTTTGATGCAATAACGTCACGCTACTTGCGTAACGTAAATTTATTGTAACATTGTATTTATCCCTGAGCAAGGAAAACGACTATTTTTCTTTTACCAATTATCGTTTTGTCATGCCAGCCAAATATCGGATTAGTGCAAGAGGGTCTGCACTTTCGGTTGGTTGTGCATTTGGATCCACTGGTGCATCTTGTGGCACTGCATTTGGATCTGGATTCGGAGCAGGTTCGGGCGCTGGCTCAGGTTGTGGATTCTGTTCTGCGGTTGCTAACTCTTCTTCGATGTCGTCTGCAATGTAGCCCATACCGTTACCACGCATCCAATCCAAAATTGTTTGGCGTGTGTCAACTTCTGGACCTTGTGAGTTAGCCAATTCAGTAATCTGGTCAGTTAAACTCTCGTCGTTGAAAATTTGGGACAATGCCAAATTGGCATCCAGGCCCTCTACACCGGCTTGTAATGATGCAGCCATAATCTCTTTAAGTGCATCAACTTTTTCGTCATCAGATTCAAAAGCGTCTTCTGTTACATTAGATGCCCAATCCTCAAACTGTTCGCCCATTGGAGTTGCCATGCTTTCTTGTTGCTTCTTATACGCACGATACACATAAGGTAATGCGTCGGTAAACTTTTCGTTATACACTTTCTTTACAAAACGTTCGCGCAATGCATCAACATCGATGTCGTCTTCTACATCTGAATCTGGTTGATACGACTCCTTGAACTCAGTATAACCCTTGTGACCTGCTAAGTGGTGTAGATGACTCTTTAATTCGCTGTAGCGCGATACTGCTGCATCCGCCATTTGTGCTGTTTCCGAATCTTCAAACTGGCGGCGCTTTGCTTCGCGAACAAAATGGCGCATAGAGCCCATCTCTGTTACCATTCCTTCAATACTGCGACCAATGTCATCAGCTATATCCCCGCCCTGGCTACAGTGCATCGCCATCGCCCTTGCGCCGTGTAAGTTCGTAAACGGTAGGAGGCGACGTTCACCTAAATGATTGTCGAGATAGATTGCTTCAATGTTACGTGAACGAGCACCATGACGCTCTTCATCTACCGCTGCACTGTGCTTAACACGGATCTTCACTGGTCCGCATTCCTGGAAGGACATATTACGTGTCCCGTACATTTTGCTTTCAGTAGCAATAGTAGATGGGCCCGACACATCGTTGCCGGTAAACTTTGCATCAGCCTTAGACTGCTGTTGAATATCTCTTAGGTCTAAACCACTCTTGTTAATATCGCGAGCATCAAAGCTTAGGAAGTTTTGTTTTGCAAACTGACGTATACTGCGTAAGAAAGTAAACCATTCATCTTGCTGTACGTTATCTAAGTTATCAGTAATGTTCTTAGAGAAGTAAACCTTAAGACCGTCACCGTCAATGATACTCATTGTTACATTGCCAAAGTTCTCCCCGTCTTTAGCTACATAATCGAAGTTAAAAAAGCGAGCTTTTTCAGGATCGCTTGTACGCTTGGACTTCTCGTCGCCCAGATTCACGTTCTCAAAGCGAGTACGGATCTTGTCAAATAAATTCTCTGCTACTTTATCAAGCTCGCGCATAATATTCCTTGTTTACTTATTTATTGCTACCGCTCAAACTGCGAGGAATAACGTGGTGTCTCTCGACATAAACACTGAGCGGTAGTTCCCGGTGGTTAGCTGATTCAATTATTGAATGATACCATTTAGAATACTTGTTTGTGATGAACATAAAGTATTTATCTTAATGTACGGTATAGGATCAATAATGATTTGACGAAAATACTGCAATCCACGGCAAAGGGTCAATGTAATCAGATGCATCGTTCATTCGTTCATCAAGGTCAGCATCAAAGCTTTGCAATGCTTGCATCATACGTATGGCTAATATTAGAGACATAACCAAATCGTCCGTCTCACCTTCTTTTGCTTCAAATGAATTGCCCTGGGCCACGAATGTTTTAAACTCAGAGATCAGCAACTTAGAGGCAATGTGCAACTTCTTCTGTTCAATCATACTCTTTAGCTTTGCACACGCTGCCAACTTGCTCTTGTGCGTTGTATTAAAGCCCTTTCGTGCACGTTTCTGCCCAGGCTTACTTGGTTCAGTTAAAAATATGCCTCTAAAGTTTTCTTCACCGACTTGAGCAATAGCCATAAGCGCAGCTTCGCCCAGTGTATTATTTTCTACGCTGTAATAAATCTGGTTCTCTGTATTTGTCGTTTCGTACAAGTATTCAATGATGTCTTTCATAATCTGTACTTGTCGTTGAATAGGTGTCTTATTGTGATTCCATTCTCCTATTTGCTTTAAGCTTGGTAGCTCGATAATCTGAATAGCAGATGGGTCGCCGCCCGTACCTAACGATGGATCTAATGACACTACATAAGTAGAGTGAGCATCTGGCTTCCCGTACCAACGCACAGTGCCTTGTCTCGATACCGGATCAATACCAGCCATCTCAATGAGAGTCATCGAATTGATTAGCGTTTCATCATAAATCAAGAACTCGCAATTTTTAATGAGAATCCCATTTGCGTAGAATCTATGATTCTTTTCTACTTCCAATAAGTCGTACACTGGTTCTATATCGGCGACAGTCACAGATACAATCGTTTCTATTCCGTCATTGACGAATATTTTAGATCGTGGCTTTAATGATTCTGCTGCAACAATCTCAAATGTAGGCTTGAAGAATTTATGGTCAGGCGTGCATATAATATGTCTTGACTGTGTTTTAAGTAGCAATGTTTGCTTACTTCCCCGGCGCAGTAGTCCAGCAAAAGTTGACCACCCAGTATCTGTCAATACTTGCAATCCTATATTATTTTTTAATAAATCGTCCACGAACAAATCCTTCTTCTTGTGTATTTTCTTTAAACTGCTTATTCACTACGCCGTTATTGTACCAAACTAATCCGAGCTTACCAACCTGGTCTTTTTTCAATCTACCTTTATTAAATCCAATCGGGCACTCACTAGCGTATGTTTCAATTTGACTATCATTAAACCAACTCAACAAAATTTCTAATTCTCCTATTGTTACCTCGCGTATTTCTCCACTGGGCCACTTTAGTGTCACTATCGAATTTGCGCCCACACAACCGTGTTCGCGGCGGAAGCGTTCTTCACCGATACGCCCAATTTCCTCTGCCTTCCACACTTCGTCGCGATCAGGATGTTCGTCCCAGCTTGAGCGATATGCGCGGAATCCATTAGTGCCCAATGGGGTAACATTTCCAAACTCATCAAACGTCTTATTAGCTTGTTTCCATATTGTCGCAAACTGGTCTTCGTCTGAGTTAGGAGTGGAAGTAATAATAGCTTTACCACCAGTAGACAATGTAGGCGATATGGAAGTCCAAAATTCTTTAGCAATGCTTGGTCTAACGAACGCAAACTCGTCACAGTTATGAGTTACTATGTTTCCGTTGACATAAAACTTGTGTGATATATGATCTACTTCGATAAGGTCATACACTGCACACGCACCTGATTCCCTTATAGTTTCTATCTCTACAGGTCCATCACTGGTATCAATAAAATCACCCACCTTCAGATCTTCTACAGATATTTTTTCGTTACGCACGAAGAAAAAGTGCCTATGAGTAGCTTTAACTGATTGTCCGTTAACCAACTTTAATTCATATGTTTGTTTATTTTCTGCTTTAGTAACACCACGGAATCCGCGCCAGCCGCTCGGAGTGTCAATCAAATAGTTATTGTTTTCAACATAAGCGTCTACAATTTGATCAGGGTTACGAAGATTCCAGTATAGTTCTTCTAAGATTACTGTCGATTCCTCGCCTGTTTTTTTGTTCTGCAGTCTTACTGTAGATTCACCGTGTAGGCAATATAGGAGCGAGATAGACATACCCCGTCCTGTTGTTTCCGTGGTCGTTTGGGATACAATGCGAGAGCCATTTTCAAAGTCTATCGAGCCTTTGTTGTACGATGTAGCGCCTGCTCTAATGTGGTCCGGACATAGCTCGTATGCATAGCGAACACGCTGCATAATTTCTTGGGCACCTGTGTACTTGTGAGCCGCAATCAAAATCGTACTATCTGGCACAAACATTGCGTACCATAATAAATACCCGGCCGCACTGGTAGATTTGCCAGTCTGGCGTGGCATTAGACTGATTGAGAAACGGTAACTGTTGTACGTATCGATTAGCTTCTTCTGATAGTCATATGGATGGTACAGCATCTTACCCTTTGTCGGGTGTTGGATATAAAAGAAGTTATCCATAAAGTATTGTGGCCCTGTTACAGGATCGGAACACAAGGCGAACTCTTGAATCTGCTGAGGAGTCCATAGTACGGATTTGTACGGTGTTTTAACAATAGCTTGTGGGTCTATTGGTTTTTTGGGTATATTGCTCATAACTGTATTTAACAGTTTTGAAAAATGGTTGACTCAATAATCAGTTTAATGTACAATACACAATGTAAACCTTAGAGTACATCGAAAATGGAACAAACTTTAATTCTGAACCGGGACTTTAACCCAATCTCAATCTTACCTTTGAGCGTAATCGACTGGCAGCACGCCATCAAGTTATTCTTCTTGGATCGTGTTGAAATTTTGGAAACATATCCAGGGCGAGTCATTCGCAGTGAAAAGCTTGAAATTGAAATTCCGTCCGTTGTAATGACTAAGGAATACTTCAATTTCAAGAAGAGTGTAAAGTTCTCCAAGCACAACCTGTTCTTGCGTGACCTGTACACTTGCCAATACTGCGGTGAAATGTTCCGTGAAGCTGACTTGACGAATGACCACGTTATTCCTCGGGTTGCTGGCGGCAAGACAACTTGGGAAAACTGCACAACGGCTTGCAAGGTTTGTAACTCCAAGAAGGGACACAAGCTGCAAAAGCCAATGCGTATGCCATTCAAGCCAGACTACTACAGCCTGGTCAAGCAATGGAAGCAACGTGCACAACCGTTCCAAGTTTCACACGAAAGCTGGAACCGTTACTTGGGCTTAACTGCTAAGGTAGCGAACGGTTAACGGAACGTATTGAGAGATGGGTTGTACTGTTTAATCAGTTCCATCTCTCTTGCGTGAGCAGGTCTCTTACCACGCACAACTTCAAGTAGCCCGTAAGTGAAAGCTTCCGGGCCATACTCACGAATGGACTTGCATAGTCCCCAATCCTTTTCCTCTACCCTTGCTCGCTGTGCATGTTTTTGCATACGCACCCACAGAGCTTTTTTCAAGTTAGGACGACCAGCGGTGATGCCTATGTATTGCTCACCTGTGATTATGTTTGTTATGACGTATATTCCATGATTGCAATCATTTCTTTTCTTACGCTTCTTGATTGCCGCGACCAGGTCAGGATCAACTGCTTCATTTGTTGAGCCACCTGCGTCAGTGGGATCTGTTGGTTTGGACATTAGTGTATTGCGAATCTCGTCCATTCCCAGCTTTTCATTCTTCTCAAAATCATCTGCTGTTAGGTTGTCCTTTTGGGAGAACCATAAACGGAACCATTCGTCAGTTCCGGGAACTAAGTTCTTTTCTTTTTCAATTTTGCGTTTGTCGAGGTTGCCGCCTGTAGTGCCCATTGGTGACTTAATGCCCCACGGATTGTCTCCTGCGGGTGCCATTGGGTTTTGCTGCGATGAATTTTGCAGACCCATTTGCGAGTTAACATCTTC